CTTTTTAATACTTGTGGATATAACCAAGTCCATGAGCATGAGATTGCTCTCACTCCCTGGGTTCAAAGTCAGCGATCCGTGTGGTGGAAAACCAATACATGGCTAAGGGTTTCCAACCCTTAGACATGCGTTAAAGTCAGCCTATTAATGAGTTCCCAGTCGACTTGTGTCTAACCTGGACATTTAGAGACTTTCCAAATGATTTAAGGTTTCCTACGGTTCAACCCTTAGTTGAATTAGTGTTTACGGCCCTCTGTCTTGTCTTCGGACCTGACACACGGGCCCTGGCACAATGGATGGTTACTGGGCGCTCCATTAGCGTTCTTTCCTCCAGTAGGAATGGATTCACCATCATAGGATCCAGATCCCTCTCTGCCTATTTTAGGTTTAGACCAACCTATATCCGTAATGATCATATCGTTACGATATGAGTTCCTTAATCCAACTAAGGCGCCATAGGGTTTAAAGCATCCGTAGAATATCAGATTCTAAGAGGGTATTATCCCCCTTTTGAATCTTTCGACGTACAGATCTGTTAGTCGACCGAGCGACGAATTCTCCGAGACGGGTCCACACCGAGACCTGCTTTGATCGAAACAATGGGACGCGATCCCTTTCGGGTTCACGCCTCACTATCTCTAGCTCCGCAGGAATAGAAGCAATTTCCGCCTCGAAGTCATCTACAAGCTTCAGGAGATCGTTCACACTTTCTTCTGTTGCTCTCTCATAATCATAGCAATTAACCATCTTTTCTTCAACCTTCCAGGACTTGGCTCGGAACTTTTGCTCCAAACCAAGTCTTACATTTAAATCCCACCATTCCTCATAGGCTTCAAAGTACTCAGAAGACAGAATAGTTTGTCTAGGCTTTAGCTTAGCTAATTGCCCTTTCAGCGTACCTATCAAATGAGGCCAGCGAAGTTCTGTGACCTGATGAATTAAAAATGCAATCAACTCCTTCGTCTTATGACTCGGATTAAGACTTTCCGACCCGAAGGTCTTCAATCTCAACCAAGACCACAAGTCCGAAGAAGCTCGTGGTGCACCTGGATAGGTCATTAGAATACACAATGAGCGTACACGTTTAGGCAATCTTGTTAAAATAGTATTACCCATTTTACTTGATAACTTAAACCCATACCCCCCCACTTTACTAATATTGAACGAGGATAAAGTAAATCCTCCAAGTTTCTCCGCTACCCGAATTACTTCAGGGATAGCAGAGACTCCTAAAAATGCTGTCGCAATCGCTAAAAGAGGGATCGGAGTTACCTCCGTACCCTTCCAATAGAAACGCTTGGCAAATTCAAGACTTAGATTATTACTTATGATTGATTTGTGAAAAGCAATCTTAACTCCTAATCCTTTCATGATAAAGAGGTATTGATGAGCGACATTGCGATCCGCGATCACAACATCGTCACCAAGCACTGCGTAATGATTAAACCATGACCTATGGCCGCATCGCCAGGCGGCGAACTGTACTATGCAATGATGTGCTATTGCGAGCATACCCCAAGAAGAGTACGCTCCCATTGGCTGTCCAACCCTATACCTAACCGTTTTTCCAGTAACCTTTGGACCAAGTGTTTTCATAAGATCCATCGGCACACGGTAATCACGATCACATAGGACCTTCTTCCAATTAGAAGCGAGTCTCCTTGTTGTCAACGTACCCAGAAGCGCCTGCTGTAAACCAATAGGTAACCTATCAGTCGCAGCAGACAGATCAAAAGACCAAACATGTTTTTTACCCTCCCTCTGGCACCTCTCTACCAATGCAACAAGTGGCTTTCCTTGTGAGAAAGTACCATCTTGAGGAATCAATTTTAAGATACCAAA